CGACCTGCGGAAGTACCCAAGTGGCCGAAGGGGCTCCCCTGCTAAGGGAGTAGGCGTCTAAAAAGCGCGCGAGAGTTCAAATCTCTCCTTCCGCGCCAAAGTACCGATTTTAGCTGTTTTTAAAGCTAAAATCGGTACTTTTTTATGCTTTCACCCTATTTTCTGCGTATTTTCAAAAAGCAAAAAATCACGTTATGGCACGCTCTGTAACATAAAATTATTTCCCGTATGCTACATTGTATGCTGCAAATTCAGCGCAATGCGAGGGGACTCCACTATTTTTTTGCTACATGGACTTTATTTTCCGAAGCACAGAATCATAGACTTTTCGGTTCACAAGCGATAATGTGTCCATAAGTTCATCAACGACCGCCCAAGCCTTTGCCGGGTCTTTCCCAGCTACCGCAAGCAAAAACTCACTGTCCCCGTACTCGCCCACGGTAGCCGGTTCTGCGGCCATAGGGGCGGGAACGCCGGAGTAGTAACCCACATACCTACCGCCGTCGCCCCGTTCCTCTTCCTGCATCTTATCGCGTATCACATACAAACTCGCCAGTTTGGCATAGTTGGAATAGCTGGATTCATCGAATTCCAGTTTTGCAATTGCCGCTCGAATTTCGGCTTTATCCAGCATACGTCCACCTCCTATGCCCGGTCGATCTGCTCCATGCAGCGCCGGATAGCCTCGCGCGTTTTATCATCGTCCGCGTCGCGCATCATATCCTCCAGCTGCGCGCGCATATGCTCGCGGGCATCAGCGCGGGTATAGCGGCCCATTGCGTCACGGCGGCGGCCACGGTAAGAGCTGCCCCGGCCGTAAGTACCGCGCATATCCGCCTCCCACTCGCCGTCGCGGGAATAGCCGCCGTCTTCAGCCATCTCGATCTTGTAGGTATTCTTGATGGAGCTGGTCAGTTTCTGGATCGCGTCGAGGTCGCCTGCAGACATTTCGCGCTTATCTGCGATTTCGTCAAGCTCTTTGCAGAGCATTTCACGCAGGTTTCTCAAATCGTACATATTGCATCCTCCTTTCACGATACGCGCTCGACGATCATATTGCTATTTGCGAAGCTTACCGCCTGCGCACTGGTGTTCTTCGCCGCTACAGTCAGGCAGCAGCCGCGCGGGACTTCCACGAATGCGGAAACGAAGATGTTGAAATAGTTCTCAACAGCCGCAGGGGTTACGGTCGCTGTGGCGCTGCTCAGAGGTTCGCCGTTGATTGCAAGCGCAGCGGTAATGGCACCTACTGTTCCGCCTGTAGGGACGGCAATATTCGCCCCAAAGGATACGCGGAACTTCGCCTTGCATTGCTGCGTAAGCCCGCGCAGCGTAACGAGCCCGCTTCCTTCTCGATGTACGATGCACGGCTTTCCGCAAGCCGCCGTGGAAATCAGAGGGACGTTCTGCCCAGCGGCGACAGTTTGAATCCCGGATGATGTAAATTCAGCCATAAAATCATTCCTTTCTAAATGCGTCGATTTCGACACGGTTAAAAATAGCGGCGGGACGATTGCCCCGCCGCGTTGCTGTCGAGTATCGGCAATGGGGCCGATCATTTTCGTGAGGCCACGAAAAAGCTCTACGATGTGGAGTTGTTACGCGCAGTTTCCGCAGCCGTAGTTGTAGCCGCTGTTGCAGCAGTACGGATTCGCGACAACATAGGCCGGGCTGGGACTCGGGCGAAGCGTGGAAACAAGGTAATTGTTCTGTGCCGCCTGCGATGCCGCCAGCTGGTATCCGAAAAGCTGCTGGTTCTGCTCGGCGATCTTCGCGTCCTTCGCCGCAAGCTCCTGCGCCGTCAGACGCTGGTCGATGCTGCGGAAGCCGCAGTTCATCGCGTCGATGATGTCGCGGGTGGTGTTCTGCACGGTGTTGCGGGTGTCGCACGCCTGCGTCGCCATGTCGTAGCGCACCTGGGCGATTGCAGCGCGGTTTTCGCAGCAGCACTCCTGTGCCTGCATCGCCATGTTGTTCAGCTGCTGCATAAGCGCGGCCTGCTGATTACAACGAGAAAGTTCGGCGTTCTGGAAACCGCTGTTGAGGGCCTGCGTGGTCGTAGCAAAGCCGCCAGTAATGGCATTGTTCAGGGCAAACGTGGAATCGCAAATGCCGTTTGCCATACTGTCAAGTTTACGCTCAACACTTGCGAAATCGGACGTCAGCACGTAACCGTCCATCACGCCGCCGCTGCCATTGCCGCCCCAGCCGTTGCCGTTGCGTCCCCAGCCGAACAAAAACAGCACAATGATCCAGATCCAGTTATCACCCCACATCCCCATACCGCCGCCGTAGTTATTGGCAGGCTGGACGGGCATAGTCGGCTGAATGCCGCCATCAGTAAGACTCATAAAATTCTCCTTTCGTAGATTTTGAAATTTATCTCAATCGTGGCCACGAATTAAGATTCATTTTATCCGAGCAGCTGCCGGAATTGCACAGCCATTTGCTGCATTTGATTCAGCTGCTGCTGCGTGATTTTCCCGCTCTGTACCAGTTTTTCGACCTCTGCTTTCGGGTTGCCCTGAAACGTCTGCTGAAACTGCCGGAATTGCTGCACCATATTTTGAACCTGCCCCATCTGGCCGGGCATCTGCCCGCCGCCGAGGGCCTGAAACAGGGGGTTAGCCATCGCTTTCAGCCTCCTTTGTCTTTCTCGCCGGTCTGACGCTTGGAGCGGCCAGCTTCGCCACAAGTTCGTCGAACTCCTTGCGCGTCACGTATTCCTCCATCATGCCTTTTCGCGCCGCTGTGGGCGTTACAACGGCCTGTGCACGCTCTACGAGATCGTAGGTTGTCATGGCCGGTTTCCCGCTCGCGTCGGCCTTTTTCACGTACACGACAGGCGCATTCATATCCCAGAGCGTAACGGCGTTGTTAGGCGCGACAATAAAGTCGTTCGCCGCCTGCTCGTTCGGAACCCAGATGATCGACTGATTCTGTGGCTGCTGGGGCTGCGGTTGGTAAGCCGGCATCTGCGGCGCGGGCTGATACTGCGGACGCATCTGCATCTGCGGCTCCTGCATCTGCGGCATGGGCGGCTGATTGTAAATCGGCTGCTGATACACATACGGCTGTTGTCCAAACATCATGCTTCCTCC